CCCTGACACCTGGTCCTCCGCCAGTTCCATGTGTTCAGCCTTGTGAACCATCGTCTCCACCAGGTAGAAGGCCCGCTGGAAGGACGCGGTCTGTTTCCTGATGGTGATGTAGGACCAGGCGTAGTCATGGACGCTGTCCGCTTCCGCCACTACGGCTATCTGTTCGTCTGTCAGGGTGATCATCTTGGCCTCCTGGGGTTTGGGGTTTGTTTCTTCGTTCATCATGGCTATAGTCTAAACCATCCCCGTCCATTTGTCAAGAGAAAAATGAAGAAAAAATGACCCAGGGAGAACTTTTTTTCAGGTCCCAAGATGTGGGGGGTCCGTGGGCGCGGCCTACAGTATAGTGTGTCCGGGACGGTAGGGGAGGGGAGCATGGCCCCGGATCCCACACGCGAAACCGGACCCCCTTGACAAACCCGGCTTGATGGTCCGGACTGTTCTGGGGTATTATGAGATCTGACAGACTTCCCCCAGACCTATTCCCACACGAAGACAAGGAGGAGACGATGGCCCAGAACCCCCGTGGATGTCCCCCTGAATGTGGCGGACGGTGTTGTGAATACTTTGGAATAGAGCTGGACAAGCCCACTACCCTGGAGGAATGGGAATATGGCCTCTGGTATCTGTATCGTGACGGACAGACAGTCATCGGCTTCACTCCGGAAGCTAGTGGAGGAAGACCAGAAGAAGGAGCCTGGACGCTCTATGTCAGAATCCCTTGTCAGTATCTTGACGAAGGCCGGTGTTCTATCCACAGACAGCGAAGAACCCATATCTGTAGGGAATACGGTTCAGATGGATGGTGTGAGTTTCACTCTCCACCAGAAGAGGTCTACGTTAGTTCCCCCGACGAATACAGGGAGCTGACCAGAGACCTGTGGAGGAAGTTGAAGAAGAAGGAGGAAGCGAAGGTGAAGAGAAGGCTGAAGAGGAAGCTGGCCAAGGCGTCCACCTTCGCGGCCCAGGTCACGGGCGTCCTTCTTCTTGTGGCCACCTTCACGGGCTGTGTCCCCTTCGCGGCCAAGACCATGACGGCCCAGAACGCCATCCTGTCCAGAAGGATGGCGGAGCTGGTGGAGGAAGAGAAGACCACCAGGGAAGAGGAACAGGCGTTCATCAAGATCAACGCGGAGCTGTGGACTTCCTTTGACTGTCTCTTGAACGGGAAGGAACGTCCAAAGGAGGAAGAGGGGGAGGACGAAGAAGGCGGGAACACGAACGGAACCAGCGAACCAGAGACCCCCGTCCCAGGGGGTGAAGCGGAGGACAGCGGATGAAGAAGTCCAGCCTGTTGGTGTGGATGTGTTTGGTGGCTGTGTGGGCTCTTGGGGACGCGGTCAAGATGGTCACGATCCAACAGGAGATCCAGGACAAGGGCCTGGGGTGGACGGCGGGCCACACGTCCATGTCAGAGAAATCAACGGCCCAACTGAAAGCCATGTTTCCGGCGGCGGAACCACCCCATGACACGTCAGCCGGAGACGATCCGCCAGCCACGGCCCAACAGCTACTTCCTCCCTACTGGGACTGGACACCATGGATGACTTCAGTCAAACAACAGGGGAGCTGTGGGGCTTGTTCAGCCTTCAGCCAGGTGGCCACCTTGGAGGGGCTGGTCAGGATCGTCACGGGCTTCCAGGACTACTCCATTGACCTGTCTGAACAGTTCGTCTTCTCCTGTGGCGCGGGGAACTGTGAGATTGGAATGGCCATCTCCACGGCGGCGGAACTACTGAAGAACACGGGCGTCCCTGATGACGCCTGTCTCCGCTACCAAGCCAGGGATGACAACTGTTTTGACAGGTGTGAAGATTATGAAGACCGGGTCTGGAAGATCCAGAGCTGGTCCTGGATAAACTACGGGACCATCAACGTAGACTCCTTGAAGGCGGCTGTCTTCAGAGGCCCTGTTGAAGCCTCCATGGTCATCTATGAAGACGTTATGTACTACACAGGGGGGGTCTATGAATACGCCTGGGGAGACTACCTGGGGACCCACGCTGTCTCCATCGTAGGCTACGATGACGCCAGTTCAGCCTTCAAGATCAAGAATTCCTGGGGGCTAGGTTGGGGGGAAGGAGGCTACGGCTGGCTGAAGTGGCAGGATGGGGAGTCCTGGGAGGGGCCAGAAGACCCTGACCCAGGAGCCTACCTTGGCCGGTATGCCATCAGGCTCTACTTTGACCCGGAGACGGGGCCACCACCAGGGGTCAGGCCCATAGCCACGGCCACCCCAGTTCCAGGGCCTACGAACACGCCCACCCCAGTGATCCCCACGGCTACTCCTACGGCTACTCCAACCCCTGTCCCACAGGTCTGTCCTGAAATCTTGATCACGGTCCCTGACCTGGTGGACTTGGTCTATGAAGACTTTGAAGACGGCCAGGACTGGGACTCCCAGGACCCGGCCTGGACGGAGTCCACGGAGGCCAAGGTCACAGTGGCGGACTACGGCGCGGCGGACAGTACCTATGAAGGGCTGATTGACTCCCTGGAAGGCGCTGTGGAATACGCCTACATCCAACTGAACACCCAGTCCATGAAGGACGTGACGGTCTCTTGGCGCTGGACGGGGACAGACATCTTTCCTCCCTACACTAAGGGCTACCTGGACTACTCTGTGGACGGGCCAGGAGGTCCGTGGGTTCAACATGACTTCATGGACGGAATGGAGATCTCCACCCCCATGGAGTGGAAGAACGAAACCAAGACGCTTCCAGCGGCCTGTGATAACCAGAACGATCTGGTCATCAGGTTCAGGTCCCAGTCTGACTCTGTCCCTGGGATGAATTCTCCCTTCTACGTGGACAACATCAGGATCAGCGCCAAGAAGTCAGCGTCTACCCATAGACATCCACACTGGGCTCCAGCGGGGGACTGGATCTTTCACAGCTACCTGGACCCCACCTACGGCTTCCAGACAGGAGCCTGGAACCTGGCGGAGGAGCGGAACTATCCTGTCACGGCCAACGCGGACTACAGCCATTTCAGGCCCAGGGCGTCCTTTGGTGGACCACCCATGGCGGGGATAGCGGAGGTCACGAACAACACCACCGGGAGGACCAAGCTGGCGTTCACAGGCGTAGCGGGTCTTGGCCAGATGTGGTTTGGGATTGGGGATGACACCATAGACTACGGTCAGGTCAAATACTCTTCTGATAACTTCTGGCTGATGTGTAGAAGGGAGCCAGAGCGGGGATCAGGCCATTGGCAGATTATGTTATATCAGGCGGGGCCAGGGTTCAGGAACGTCACGGACTACTCCAACTGGCGCGGGTTTGGTGACTTCTCCTTTGATGACAATGACGCGGTCTACATCAAACAGGACGGAGTTGGCCTGGATTTCAACATCTACAAGGCGGATCTGACTGACCCCAAAGCGGGGACAGGAATGGCTGTGGAAGAGGCCCTGACGGACTCCCCTGGAGAACGGATTGACCTTGACATGTCTTCCGTCCACACGTGGGCTGTCTACAGTAAGCGGGACGAAGAAGGCTACTTCCAGATCAACGTCCTGGAAACAGAGTTTGGAACCTACCCGGCGGAGGACCACCAGATCACCACGGGTCAGTTCCACCACTATGGTCCTGTGTGGTCCCCTGACGGATTGACCATAGCCTGTCAGAGACAGACCAACGCCGGAGTCTTCCAGGTCTACGTGATAGACGCCAACACGGCCATCATAACCCCAGGGCAAGGAGGCCAAGTGGTCACCATAACTCCCTATGACCACACCTACTTGACCTGGGCTCCGGCTAATGACTGGATAGCCTACGAACGCCAGAATGAAGCCAAACAGTGGAACCTGTATAAGTGTAGACCCTACCAGTGTTCCCCCACGCCCACGGCTACGCCAACCCCTCCAGACACGCCCACGCCAACGGCCACGCCCACGGCTACGCCTACCACCTGTCCAGCCATCTATGAAGAGGACTTTGAACTGGAAAGTGACTTTGATGAACTGGACTCTGTCCCTGGAACCGTGGACTGGTATCAGAACATTCAAGACGCCTGGTATACCTGTGGAAACTATGACAGGGACGGATCCAACACTGAAGGGCGCGTGGGAGTGGGAACGGGAACGGGGGCCAAATATGTCACCTACACCCACAACACCCAGTCCCAGGTGGACATGATCCTGTCCTACTTCGTCAAGGCCACGGTCAACGTCCAGGCGGCCAAGGGCTACATCCAGATAGCGCCAGAGCCCACGGGTCCGTGGACCACCTTGGATAGTTTCATCTTCGGACACGCCCAGAATAACTTCTGGTCCTACCGTGAACACTTACTGGAAAACAGCGTCTTCTCTCACAAACATGACGTGACGTTCAAGGTCTGGATAGACAAGCCCACCACCAACAGCGGGTCCTGTATCTTCATAGATGACGTGAAGCTGATAGGATGTTATGACCCCACGCTCCCCACGTTCACGCCCACGCCAACGCCCACGTCAACGCCAACGAATACTCCAACGAACACTCCCACGGCCACGCCAACCTTCACGCCAACGAACACGCCAACGAACACGCCAACGTCCACGCCAACCCCTACACCAACGCCTACGGCCTGTACGGGAGTTCAGAGATACCTGGAGAATTTTGAAGACGGTCTTGACTGGGACTCCCAGAGTCCCCCTTGGACAGAGTTCAATGACACCTACTGCTACGTGGGAGACTTTGGAAGAGCTGGAAGCAATTATGAAGGAAAGGTGAACCGTTCGGGCGGGAATGACTGGGTGGAGCTGTCCCACACCATCCACGTGAACATGTTGGGATATTTTGAACCTGTCCTTTCCTTCTGGTATCTGGGCTACGGGGAACTGGGGGACGCGGGGCCTAGTTCTATGGTAGTTCGCATATCCACGAATGACGGGGAGACCTGGCTGAAGAACGGTTCTGTGGCCGGGACCACATATACGTCCACCTGGACCTACGCGGAGTTCAACCTGGTAGGAGCCCACACATGGGGGGAAAGCCCACCTGTCTCTGACGGGTCAACCTACTGGTCTGGGGTGGGTCCGTATTGTCACAACACGCGGTTTCTGGTACGCCTTGAACTGTCTGACTCCAGCCCATACAACGGTCAATTCTACGTGGATGACATCAGGTTCAAGGGTTGCCAGGGCTATCCCTTGGTCCCTGACTCTGACAGAGTTCTGTTCTATGAGGACTTTGAAGACTACCGTCAGCCACAGGCTGAACTACCACCCTGGACCTGTTCAGATCCGGCTGGCTACCCCAACTATGTGTACGCGGTTCATCAGCAATATGGAGGCCCAGGTCATTCCGGCGCTGAATGGAGGGAATGGCCCGATGATCCAAACACGGTCCCCGTCTATGGGGTCTACGTGAAGCCAGGCTACGGGTTCACTGACTTCACGGGTCAAGGCTACGTGAACATAGCTTCTGAGGGTAACCACTACATGGACATGGGGATCTCCACAGTGGGGAAGAACAACATCACGTTGTCCTTCTACTGTATAACGGATGACGCGGCGGCCCTGGATGTCTACTACACCACCAACGGGTCAACGTGGACTTCTTTGGCCACCATACCAGTGGATCCCACGTTCTGGGTCAAACACACCTATGACGTGTCAGGACATTCAGGCGGCGCGGCCAATAATAACGCCAATTTCGGAATAAGGTTCCAGAATAATGAACCCGTGACCGGGCGCGGCGTGTCAGTGGACTACGTCATAGTCAAAGGGGATGACATCTAAGGAGGAAGAGCCATGATCCTAGTTTACGCTGTGGACGGGCTGTCCTACCGGTATTCCAAGGAAAAGGAGTTCTTCACCAAACAAGGGACCTTTTTCAAAGCGGAAGCTGTGGTCACAGACATCATAGAGGGGCGGCCATATTCTGGGCCAAACTGGTCCAGTATCTACACGGGCCTGGCTCCCGTGGATCACGGGGTCATTATGAACGGGAGGACCTTGTCAGGTCCCACCTTCGCGGATGTCAGGTCCTCCACCTGGCTGGATGGGGAGAACAACGTGTCATTCCTGGCCCCCTTCACGTGGGGTCTGAAGGCCAAGGGGAAGAGCTGGATAGTTCCTGGGTTCCCCTGTCCCACGGAGCTGGACGTGGCCCAGGGGATTGATCTTCCAGATGAATTTCTGTTTGACATCATGGATCCAAGGATGGGGACCACGTGGGGCCTGATGAACAGCGGGGACCACGCGGAGGCCATCTTGGACAAGCTGGTCCTGGTTCTTGGCTACCACAGCGGGTTCCTGTTTCGTCACGCCCACGATCTACGGCGGCGGGACATCGTTTGTGTGGGGACCAAGGCGGCGGACAGGGTTTCCCACGCCTACCCGGCCCTGGACTCCAACGGAGTTCTGGGGATCTACTCCTGGCTGGAACAGATCTTCAATCTGTTGGTCTGGATGTTGAAGCCTGATTTCTGGGTGGTCTGTGGAGACCACGGCTTTGACCCATACGGCGGAGAACACGCCACGGACACGCTCTGTGTCTACTCCGGGAAGGAAGGCGTGGAGGAAGAGGCCAGGCCCATCTGGGAAGTGGGCCAACTGATAGGAAAGGAGGCCGGAATTTCCCTTGGTGAAACAGTGACATCCTGTCACAGGCTACCCCTGGACGCCATGAAGGCGTTCACGGCTCCCTAAAAAGGGGGACAGTGGAACAGAAACCGGGGGACCTTGACCCCGGGGACTGGAAATGGGTTTAGAAAATGGGTACACTGAAAAGTGAAGATTGGGAAAAAGCGGTAGACACTGTCAAAGACCTTCTTGAAAGTCACACGGAAGACACGGGACCTACCATAGAAACCCCTCTGGGTGATCTTTCCCTTGGTGATCTCCCTGTGGGGGATCTATTCACAGCCACGGACCTTCAAGTTCTTGTCCAGAACGCGGACCTGTTCCTGGCCTTTGGTCGGGAGCTGTTGGAAGTCATCTACTTCAAGCTTCGCCAGGGAAAGCTGGAGGAAGCCTTGGAGCTGGCGGCTGACCACATGGACGCGGCCCTGGTCATCAAGTCATTAACGTCAAACGCGGAGGAGATGTTGGAGCTGATTGAAGAGTCCAAGCGGCGGAAGAAGTTTCTGAAGTCCCTTGGGAAGACCACGCTCTATGCTCTGATCCAAGTCTTGACCATCGTTCTGGCCTGACTATGCTGAAACTAGAAGAAGCCAAGAAGACGTTCATGGAAGGGTTCAAGTTCTACACGGACTGGGACCTGGAGCGGACTATGGAGACGGCGGAGAAGTCAGTTCAGGATAGGGAAGCCCTTCAACAGGCGTCCCAGGGGGAGAAGATCAGTCCAACCCCCCGGCGCGGCGAAGGGCGGAAGGGTTCAGCGTCCTCCATCAAGGCGGTAGCGGCCAGGACGCTGAAATACGGAAGCGGAAGGGAAAAGAGATCAACGAAACAGTCAAGAACCAAACAGAACAGGAACCAGTAGCGGAATACCGGTGTCTGTCTGAAGCCTGTGACTTCGTGATGGAAGTCTTCTCTGAACCTGAAGACCAGGCTCTTCAGGGGAAGCTGACATCCTGTCCACGGCCAGGCTGTGGGGGAAGGGTGGAACGGTTCCAGCCGGAGCTGGTCCCCATTCCTGTGGGCTCCACCATGGAAATCCAATTTGGAAATCCCATGACCAAGATCTCCGTGGACGGGGTCTCCATGGGAGTCAAGACGGAGGACCTGGCGGACATGTCTGTTTCAGACGTGATCTGGTTCTTCAACCAAATGACGGAGGAAGACAATGGCTAACCAGTTGGGAATTAACAGCCGGTTTCTGTCACGGAAGGAACGGGCAAAGCGGACCCCAAAGCGGCCCACGTCCTCCCTGGCCACCAACACGGGTCTCCGTCCTGGCAAGGGAAAGCCAGGGGACAATGACAAGTTCATGAAGCCCCTGTCCCCCTTGAACGCCAGGATGAAGGCCACGGCCCAGGAGGTCATCACAGGCCAGGCCACCTTGACGCGGAAGAACGTCAGTGACCTGGAGAAGGAAGGAGGGGGTAGATAATGCCTGATTTCATCCTTCAGAACCAAATTCAGGGAGGCCAGCTAGACATAGACACGTCAGGAGGCTTCATCCAGACAGGAGACAGCGGGGAACCCATCCAGATCACGGTCTTGGCCGGTTCCGTCTACATCGCTGTGGGGCTTCTTCCAGAGCTGGACCCGGCCCAGGCGGCGCTCCTGAACGAAGGGGAGTCTGTGGCCTTCGGCGGAGACGGTGGGTCTACCCCGGAGAAGATTGGGATCAGGGCGTCCGTGGGGACGGCGTCAGTTAGGATCTTTCAAGGCCCTTTCGTATCTAGGGGACCTGAAGCTATTGGTGGCGGCGGTTCAAGTTCAGGTTCCCTTTCCCAGGCCGGAATTATCACCCAGGACGCTGACATCTACGTTCACTACAACGGAGATGACACCACGGGTGACGGTTCCATAGGGAACCCATATAAAAGCGTACAGAGGGCGGTGTCCCAGTACAATTTCAAGACCATCTCTGGAGCCCAGATCATCATCAGGGTGGAGCCCGACACAAGCCCAACAGAGGACGCCTACCTGGGATGGAGGCGGGACTGGGTCCCCTTCTGGGCCAACCAGAACGGCTACTACACAATGTCCTACTGTGACGTGGGCCTTCGTGACATCACGGTCACGAACAACGGAATGCTCTACATAGGCTACGGACTGACACAGCCTTCCTACGGTCAAGGACCAGGTTGGGGAATTCTTGGGATGATGAGATGTAAGGCCCCCAACGGGAACATCTACGTGGGCGGACTCCGTGGCCTTTGGGGATACGTCCAGGAATGTGAAAACATCAACCTGGAAAACTGTTCTTTTGGGATGGATCTAGCCACCCCACACAGTTATCCCAGGCTCCGGGTATCGGACACCAAGGACCTGGACATCCGGGCCTGTTGGTTCTATGGCGGAGATCCTGGGATTGAAGCCAGGGAACAGTCCTCCGTCAGGTGTAGATACACGTTCTGTCACTCTAACGTCAGGGGCGTGGGGTCCTACAACGGGTCTTCCATCTACCTGGCTGGCTCTTGTAGATCAGGATACTGGAGCCCCTATGACATTCTGTCCATCACCAAGGTAGGAAGCCAGGTTGACATCCTGTTAGACAGGGATCTTCACCGGTTTGACCAGGAGATGAACCACGTCTTCATCAGCGGGGCTTCCCAGTCCCAGAACAACGGGTTCTACGCTGTTCCCTCCAGTCCCAGGGCCAGAGGGATCTACAACGTCATAAGGGCCAATAATTCCAACGGGGTCAACCAGGCTAGTCCCGCCGGGTTGGCGGAGCTGTCAAACAAGGGACCGGCGCTCTACATGGCCTACGCAGGGTCTACCTACATCATTTCATCCAACAGGTGGACGTTCAGGGGAACCACGAATACCCAGACTTCTAGCGGTTTGTGGGAAGCTGGTCCGTAAGAATAGGAGGACTTCATGTTAGAACCTAAGTTCACGGCGGTCCAACTGACGGGGCCTACGTCAATTATAGTCAGCCAGACGCCTGACGGTGACGGAGGCTTTGTGGAAACCCAGGAGATAACTGGGGACGCGCCTGACTGGCACATAACCTATGAACACGGGCCACAGGTCATCATCTCTGACGATGACTTCGTCAATGGGCTCCTGGCCCACGACACGCTGACCTACGGGTTCACTCTGTACGTTGACCCCGTGGGCGGAAACGATGAACAGGGCTCTGGCGCGGGCTCCAATCCTTTGGCGTCAGTGAACAGAGCCTTGGAGCTACTGGAAGGGAAAGCCATTTCCAACTGTGAAATAACCATCCAGTTGGCTGACGGGACCTACGCTTCCAACCCTATCACCAGGGAGCTGACTGTTCACCCCTACGGGACGGTCAGCGTTCCGGCGTGGGTCTGGGTGGACGGCGTGAAATGCCAGGGAACTGGGAAGCTACGGATCAAGGCGGAGAACCCCCTTGGCGCTGTCTTCCCCAGTCTTGGCGCTCCGGCCACAGTGGCGGTCATCGTGGCCAGGTCCAACGGAGTCATCCTGGACGGCCTGAAGATCTACGGGATGGAGAACAACGGCGGCGGCGTGGGGATTTCCCAGTGTGATGACGTGAAGGTCAAGGACTGTCTGATAGCGGATGACGCCTACGCGGCCAACAGGACGGCCATCTACGTCATTGAAGCGGGGAACATCGTGGTCACGGGCTGTTACATAGCCCAGGTGGAAGCGGGCGTCTACCTGGTTGGGAATTCCAAGGCTTCCGTGGAAAACTCTGTCCTTCAGTCCTGTAAACGGGCGGTCCAGACACGCCATTCCAGCTATGTGGCCATCAAGGCGGACGTTACCTGTGGGGATGGAAAGACCATCACCAACGTGGCGGACCAGGGCGGAGATGTCTGGAGGATCACCTGTGGGGCTCTGTCCCAGAATGACCAGGACTACGGCGTCTGGGTTGACATCACGGGGAACGCGGGGATCACGGACGGGCTCTACCAGGTGGTGGGGACCGGCGCTGACTACTTTGACATAGATGGGAACGGTCAGGTGACCACCCCAGACAACGCGGGGACCATCACTTTGACCAACGAACAGACAGGCGTCTACGCCAGCCGGGCTTCTTCGGCTTCCGCTGGCGCTGGTCACGGCCTGACTGGCGGCGTGGCGGACGAACAGACAGGGTCAGGAGGCTACATTGAATGAACTATCTTGGTTGGCTGATCTTGGGACGGCGGGGATCGTCCTGATAGCTGTCATCATCATGCTGAAGTGGTCCAGAGATCAACAGAAGGACCAGAATGAAGCCATGAAGGTGATGGCCAGGGCTGTGGACAAAAATTCCGTCTCCGTGGTCACATTGGGCCAGGCTGTGGTCAGTTTGGTCACGGCCCTAAGTCAGCGTCAGTGTTTGGTCCCAGATCTCCAGACCAAGGTCACGGAGCTGATCCAACAGCTTGAAGAAGCCCAACGTCATATTGAACGCCAAGGAAACGGAGGTCCATGATGGCTTGTTCCTCCAAGAAGAAGAAGAAAAAGAAGAGGAAGAAAGGGAGGAGGCGCTGATGGGTACGCCAGGAAGGAGGAGGTCTCTGAAGGCCCTTGGGGCGGCCAGGCGGCGGAACCTTCGTAGGGTGGCCCAGGGAAAGAAGCCCATAGTCAAAGGGAAGAAGGTGGCTCTGTCAACCTTCGCAAAGAAGACAGGAGTCACCCCCAAGAAGGCGCGGGCCAGGCTACGGAAGAAGAAGCGATAATGGCCCAGAAGATCAAGAAAGAGGTCCCCACGGGGGCCACCATCAAGAAGAACATCACGAAAACACGCCCATCAGACACACCCCCCACACGCCTAAGTTCTTCTGAAGCCCTGGCCATCAAGGCCAGGTGGAAGAAACCAGGCGGACATGTCCCAGATCCAGGTAGAACAGGTCAAACCAGCTAAGAAGCGGAGGACGCGGAGGAAGAGGGCTACAGGCGGCCAGACGGCTGACGCCATGTGTCCCATCTGTACTCCCTACACGTCTGAAGCTGACGCCAAGGTCCCCACCAAGGACCTGGTGTCTGTGATCATTCAGACAGCCCAGATGATCTCTGGGATCCAGTTCTACCCCTACCAGATAACGCCAGCGGCCAGGCTTGTGGAGTCCGTTCTTCTTCACGAAGGGGCCACAGTCACGGCGCTCTTCTCCCGCCAGAGCGGGAAGACGGAGATGGTGGCGGCCATCTTGGCGGCCATGGCCATCCTTCTTCCTGTGATAGCCAATGACCCGGAGTTTGAACGGGACTGGCGGTTCAATCTGACGGATGAACAAGGACGCTACAGGGGCTTCAAGAACGGGATTTCAGTGGGGATCTACGCTCCCAAGCTGGAACAGGCCCAGATCCAGTTCAGGCGTCTGATGAAGGACCTGAAGACGGACGCGGCCAAGGAGATCCTGGAGGAACTAGGGATTGAATGTGACACCTGGAACAGGGACACGGTCAGGCTGACCAACGGGTCAGAGATCCGGGCCTGTTCGGCCAGTGAACAGTCCAAGGTGGAGGGGTCCACCCATGACATCCTGGCCTTGGAGGAGGCCCAGGACATCTCCTCCAGGAAGATCAAGAAGTCCCTCCGTCCCATGATAGCGGCCACAAAGGGAACCACCATGGCGGTAGGAACGGCCACTACCCAGAAGGGTGAATTCCACCACATGATCAAGGCCAACATGGAGCGGAGGCTTCAGGGCGGAAAACAGGACCATTTTGAATACAACTGGCTGACGGCGGCGGCCTATAACTCCCTTTATGGAGACTTCGTCAAACAGGAGATGGACCACTACGGAGCGGACAGCGATGAATTCAGGATGTCCTACCTGTGTGAATGGGTCCTTGAACGCGGCCAGTTCGTCACCCCTGATCAGCTATTCGCTCCTATCGTCTGTGTGAAGGGCGGGCGCTACTCCCTTCTGGGAAAGGCGGACGCCAACCTATACCAGGCGGCGGGGATAGACTTTGGAAAGGGCCAGTCCTCCACAGTGGTCACGGTAGTGGAAGTGGACTGGGATGACCCCACGATCTGTCAAGCTGTGGAGTCATTCTCCAGCGAAGGAAACGCCTACTTTGAAGCCTACACCAAGTCAATCATAGACTGGCTGGAGATCCAAGGGGATAACTATGAAATCCAGTTCGCGGCCATCGTGGACTACCTTCTGAAGATCCCCAACCTTCAGAAGATCTCTGTAGACGCCACGGGTCTGGGGGCTGTTCTATTGGACAGGTTCATCACGGAGATAGGGGACAGGGTTGAAGTTGAAGGTGTTGTCCTGACGGCTCCAAGGAAAAGCGAAGGCTACAAGATATTCCACACGGATATAGTGTCAGGCCGCTTCAAGTTCCCGGCGGGCCAGGAGGCCCAGAAGGACAAGAGATGGAAGCGGTTTGTCCATCAAATGTTGGATCTACAGAAAAGCTATACGGGAGACCTGATGAAGTGTCATTGTCCGGATGAAAAGTCAGCCAGGGATGACTACTGTGACAGCGCCATGTTGGCGAACCTGGCGGCCAACACTCCCCCTGTAGGGTCTGTGGTGGAGGTCCACCAGGAGAATTTCTTGTTCGCATAGGAGAACCACATGTCTGTCAGGTCTACAGTCAATTCTCTGGTCCAGAACATCAGACGCTCCTCCTTCACTGGGAGGACTGACGCCTATCTGACTTCCGCCATCATGGGGGAAGCTGTCTTTGAACCGTATGATGGGTTCCTTGAACTGGACTGGAGAAACGCGGCCATCCAGCGGCTCTTCCGCTACAGGGAGAACTGGGCGTTCTACCGTGGAGACCAGTTCCAACAGATGACGAAGGATGGGAAGAAGAAGATGGTCCTGAACTACTGTAGGACCCTGGTGGACAAGTCCGTGGACTGGATGGCGGCCACCCCTCCCATCATCAAGGCCATCCCCGGGAATGAATACGCGGCGGACGTGGTCAACCTGGTCCTTGACATGAATGACTACGCCAGGATGGTCTATGACCTTTTCCAGGTGGGCTCTGTGTCCGGGGACGCCTACATCCAGACCACCTTGGTCACGGGGATCCTGGATCCCACCACGGGACAGCGGCGGGAGCTACCCAAGAGTGAATGGTTCATCAGCGTCAGGTCCCTGAATTCAGCCTACGTCTACCCAGTCTACAACCCTGACTACACCAGGATGGAAGCCTGTCTGATCCAGTATCCCATCAGCACGGCCAGCCCTGTGGTGGTGGCCCTGGACCCTGACGCGGTCCAGCGGAACAAGGCGCTCTATTCTCTTTACATCACCCCCACAGAGATCAGGGAATGGGTGAACAGGGCGGAAGTTCCTGGGTCCCCCTACCCCAACAAACTGGGGGAGATTGGCGTGGCCCATATCGCCAACCTTCCCTTGGCCACGTCAGCCTTCGGGTTCGCGGACATTGACCCCATCAAGGAGCTGAACCAAGATCTGAACACGGCGGCCACGGCGGTCAGGGAGATCATGGACTACCACGCCAAGCCTGTCACGCTGATCTTCGGGGCCAGGGCCAGCCAGTTGGAGAAGGCGGCCTACAGGCTGTGGTGTCTCCCGGCGGACGCCAGGGTGGAGAACCTACAGCTACAGGGGGAGCTGACCATAGCCAACCAATACATGGAGATGATCAAGCTGTCCTTGGGGGAATTCTCCAACACCCCCATGGCGGCGCTGTCAGAGATCCCAGGGCTGGCCAACACGTCAGAGGCGGCCCTGAAGACCCTATTTCTACCTTCTATTGAAAAGGCCAAGCGGAAAGAGTTGACCTATGGGGCTGGACTTGTGGAGACGGCTGGTACTATAATACGGATAGCGGAGGGATTTCTTGACATCCCCATCACGCGAAACATTGAAGATCCCGCCAAAGCCACGCGGTTCACAGTCGAATTCCCATCACCCCTCCCCACGGACCAAGGCGAAAAGCTAGACATCCTTCAGAGACTCCTTGACATGGGTCTGGAGTCCAAGCTTGGAGCCCTGGAGAAGCTTGGCGTAGAAAACATCCCACAGAAGGCCATAGAGCTACTGGCTGACGCCAGGGAACTACTTCTGACGGATGTTGAACGGGCCAAGGCTTCCGCTGGAGCCATCCCCAACCTTCGGGCGCTGTCTCTTGGGTCTCTTTCCCTCTTGACTGGCCTGATGGAAATGTGGACGGACCTGGACAAGATCGTCCTGGACAGCGCGGACACAGTCTCCCAGATTGAAGAACAGGTGGCGGCTATCGCTGAACCTGAAACGGAAGAGACGGAGACCCCCCAGGAGGAAGAAGCGGAAGAAGAGGCTGAACCTGAAGAAGAAGAAGAACAGGAGGCTTGACAATGCCTAAGCTAGGAAACGGAAGAGATCGTGGAATGGCTGGAAAGTACCCCAAGAACACCGGCCCCTTGGCGGGGAAGTTCTCCAAGTCCAAGGGAAGGAACCAGGGAATGAAGGGTTCCAAACACCAGCCGGTCCGTCATTCGGAGATGACGGGGAAGGGAATGAACCAGCCCGTCCGTAGCGGAACCTATTGGTCCAACAGGCCCGTGGGTCCCCAGGGACAGAAGATCTGGTAGGTGAAACCAGGGGTCACGTGACCCCTTGAAATCCTCTGACTACTTCACACTGAAAAGGAGACGGAATGGAAGGCCAAGAGGAAAAGGCGGGCCAGGAGGCCCAGGGAAATGACCAGAAGACTCCAGAAAGTCAAGCTGGTCAGGAACAGTCCAAGGAGACCAAAGGCCAGGAGGCCCAGAGCCAGGAGCCCAAGGTTCCCCAGGACATTGACAAATTCAGGGACAAGGTCAGGATGGAAGAGCGGACAAAGCTTCAGAACCAGCTAGACAGGGCGGCGGCGGTTGAAGAGACCAACGCTTCCTTGAAAGGCGAAAATGAAGCCTTGAAGGCCCGTCTGTCTGACCTAGAAGCCAAAGGTCAACAGGAGCCCCCCAAAGACGGGGAAGCCAAGCCCAAGAACACGGCGGAGAAGATTGACAAGCGGATAGAAGCGGCTACTGAAGAAGTGGCTACCAAGCTGACGGAGAAGTTCAGCGCGGAGATCCAGGCTATAAACGAAAAACACGCTTCTGAAACCGCTGAACTACGGGAGACACTACGGAGGAAGGACTTGGCGGAGTATCGGGCGGCGAAGATCCAGGAGGCCGGTGGCCAGATCATTGAAGAGCTGGTGGCCGGTAACACGGAAGAGGAGATTGACGACTCCTACGCCAGAGCCCGTTCTGTTTGGCAGAAAACTGTTGACGGCGTGAAACCAGGGACAAACGAACAAGGAGAACCTGGACAAGGTCAGTCCAATGGCGGCCCACCCCGCCAGCCGGTCACGGAGCTGGAAGAGGAGAATTCCAGCCCGGGGTGGCTGACGCGGACGCGGCCATGGCGGCCAAAGTTCGGGGAATGTCAGATGAAGAGTTCGCGGCTTCACGGAAGAACCTACACGCGGAACTGGCGCGGAAGTATCCAAACCAGCGATAGCGGAAAGGGACGGCCGGAGGTCAGCGGCTCCTGACAAGAAGGAGTTTAGGAAATGCCTGACAACATTACTTCAGCAGTAGCCACAGGGGGA